CGTCGCTCGCCGACAGGTTCGAGGGCGTGGCCACGGTGTTGTTCAGGTTCACGTTGACCGCGTTCACGATCGCGGCATAGGCGCCGATCAGGAACGCCCCGCCCTTGACCGCCGGCGGCACCGTGGCGTCGTAGGTGAAGGACGGCAGCGCGGTATCGGTCTCGGCCGCCACGTGCCCGGTCATGGTGAACTTGGCCAGCCCGCGCTCGCCGGTGACGTTGGTGAATTCCACCGTGCCGCGGCAGCCGGTGACGATCTGGCGCTTGCCGTCGCGAAACAGATAAATCGTGCAGGATTCGATCGCGCTTGAGACCGGCTTGTAGGTCGCCGACTCCGATCCGACCGTGGTGACGATGGTCGCGCCCAGGGCGCAGGCGCGCAGGACCGGGTCGATCTCCGGGCGCACGGTGGCGCTGTAGGCCGCGCCCGGGCCCTTCAGCTCGCAGGTGAAGCTCACCTGCAGCAGCGTGCCGCCGAACACCTGCTGCAACTGGCCCAAGCTCGCGCGTAGCGCCGGGCGCTCGTTCATGCGCGCCCCGGCGTGCGACCAGGCCAGGTCCTCGACCAGCACCGCATCGGTGCCGACGACCGGGGTCGGGTCGGTGCCGTAAACGGATTCGATTTTGGCGAGGATCGCTTCTCTGCTTTTAAGCATGGTCGGGGTCTCCTGATTCGGTCGCGTTGGATTCGGTGGTGGGTGAGGCGGCTGGTTCGGTGGCAACGGCGACGCCGTCCACCGTCAGCCCGCCGTGAGCGGTGACGAAAGTCACGCGCGGTTTTGCGGGCGCGCTAGCGGCTTCCGGGGCCGTCGGCTCCGGGTCTTTTTTCGGTTTCGGCATGTCACGCTCCGGGGTTAGTGCGGTTGCGGCGGTAGAGGAATTTCCAGGTCATGACCTGGCGGCCGATCGGCTGCTCGCCCTCGGTCGAGAATTCCGGCTCGGCGGCCTCGCCTTCCAGGGTGTCGAGCACGAACGTCAGGCCCTGCAGGTAATCGGCCTGCAGCGCGATCGTGATTTCCTCGCGGATGCGGTTCAACAGCGTGTCCAGTTGGTCCGAGGCCGAGCGCACGCGCGCCTCGATGCGCACCGTCAACAGGCTGTCGAGCAAGGTCTGGCTGTGCAGTGACTGCGGCTCGTCAGCGCCCATGTACACCAGCAGCGCCGGGTCCTGGTCCTTGGCCAACGGGTACGCCCGCCCGCGATACACCCGGTCGCTGGTCGTCGCCAGCCCGGTCACGACCTCCGTGACCTTCGCGATCAGGGTCTCGGCGCGGTGGGTCACGGTTGTTTCTCCAGGTGCAGCAGCGTCAGCCCGGCGCCGTCCGGCTCGATCGGCGGCACGACGCGATAGGTAATCACGCCACGCGCCAGCGTCTGCTCATGCGCCACGTTCGGCGCTTCCTTGTCCAGCACCAGGCACGCCGGCTTGACCGACTCCATGCCGAGCTCGCCCATGCGCGCCTCGATGAACGCGGCGTCGAAGATCGCGCGCACCGGCACGCCCTCGAGCGCCACCCATTCCCCGAACCCGCTGACGGTATCGAAAAATACCGAAAGGTCCTCGGCGAACATCGCTCAGGCACGGCGCCGGTGCGCCGGGGCGGCCATGCGGTTGGTCCCCCGCGCGCGCACCGGCGAGGGATCGTCGATGATCTCGATATACCCGCGGCGCTTTAACTCATCGCGCAGCGCGCCGTTGGGGACGATCTCGTCGCCGACGCGGTAATTCAGATACGGCCGGATGAACCGGACGCGCTTTTGGGTTCCCGACATAAAGTTACCTCCAGATATTTTCCGGCGGGCCGGACTGCCAGAACTCGGACGGGTCCTGGTAGGCCGCTTCCAGATTCCGGTCCGGCCATTTGATATGCAGCACGCAGTGCCCCACCGGCACCCGCAACGCCACATATAGCGTGTTACCGGCCGCCTTCCAGCCGTGCCAGAAATTCACGTCCGGATCGCGCGCGCCGTCGCCTTGCAAGCCGCCGTCCGGCGCATACGCGCGCGGGAACCATGGCCGTGGCAAGGCGCGCAATTTGCTCGCGCGCAGCAGCGTCAACCCGAAGTGCGCGGTCTCGACCCGGATCACCTCGCCCTGGGCGAGAATGTCGTGCTCGATTTTGTCCACCAGTTTTCCGTCCGGCAACCGCGCGGTGAACATCGGCGCCGCGTGATGGCGCGCGCTCTGCAACGGCGCGATGGCGTCGGCGTGCGGGTAGCGTTGCGCCACGTCCAGCAGCGTCACCACCTGCGCCCCGGTGAACACGGTGTCGTAATCGCAGGTCAGGATCCACTCGGGATCTTCCGCCGCCAACGTCTGCTCGATCGCCATGGCCAGGTCACGGTCCCAATAGGCGCCGGTGACTTTTTTCAACCCGATGCCGACCTTTGTCAGCTCCTGGTAGGCGCAGGCCCAGAAATCGTTGAACCCCAGGCGCGGCATGCTGATGACCGCCGCCACCTTGGGCCACTTCGCGGGCGGCTTGGTGCCACAGAGATTCAGCGAGATCGGCAGCGCCGCGCAGTCCGGCAACTCGCTTTTCCAGCCGCGGATCGCGACCAGCCCCGCCCGGCGCATGGCATCGCCGAGCGCTTCGCGGTCGAACAGCGCCTTATGATAATCTTCGGCATCCACCTGACCGCCCATGACGTAACCTTCGATGGGCAATGCCACCCCGGCGAGATATTGCTTGGCGATTACCTCGAAATCCGGCACCGCGATTTTCAGCACGCCGCCGGGCGCGAGCACGCGCACCCATTCGCGCAGCACGGTCTCTATTTCGCCGTGCGGGAAATGCTCCAGCACGTGCGAGGCGCGGACTTCTTCCACGGTGCCATCCTCGACGCCATGCAACGGCAACAACGAATGGCCTTTCTTGGCGTCCAGGTTCTCATAGCCAGCCAGTTCCTGTTCGCCGCAACCGAGATTCAATTTCATGTCATCCCCTCGATGACCCTGTAAAAACGCCACGCCGCATGCCGGCAGGGAACCGGCCTTTCGGGGGCGACCCTAGCGGCGTGGTTTGCGGTCCGCTCTAGCCTTCGACCAGCAGCGCCACCCCGGCATCGGCGGCGATCACCGGCAGCTGCTCGGCGCGGCTCAGGTTCGCCACCGCCTGGAGGATCTGCGTGGTCAGCGGTGACATCGTGATCTTGAGGTACCGCTTGCGCGCGCGCGCGTCGAGGTTGAACTTGTAAAGCTGATGCGCCGACGTGTCGGCGTTCGGGATGGTGAAACCGCCGGCGCCGTCACCCACGAACTTGGCGATGTCGCTGTAGTTGGTGGCATCGGTGGTGTCGGACTCCGACAGCTTGCACACCGACAGGTTGTTGCTGACGACGTCGCCGGTGGCCTGGATCACGTCGATCGACACGCGATCGAAGCCGAGCGTGTCGACCACGCCGGTGGCCGTGCCGGCGGCCGTCACCGACGTCGGCGCCAGCATGTGGACTGCCTTGGTTTGACTTAACATGGATATTTCTCCTGTATTCTGAGGAAACGAAAACGGGCCCTTCCGGGCCCGTGCCGTTGTACGATGAAGATTAGGCTTAGGTCGTGCCGAGCAAGGCCGCGACCGGACCCTTGACGGTGGTGCTGCCGAGGTCGTGGTTCACGATGTCGAACCGCTCATGCCCGAGCACGCCGATTTGCAGCTTCTCGGCATAACGCTCGCGCAGGATCTGCACCGTGATGCCGCGCCGCGCGCCGAAGCTCGACGACAGGTTGAAGTTGCCGAACATCAGCAGCACCTTGTCGTTCTGCGCCGTGAGCGCGGACAGCATGGTCTCGGACGTCACGATCGGGTAGCCGAGGTAACTCGGCGTCGGCCGCCCCGCCAGGTCGGTGATGGTGTTGCCCCCGGCGATCGCCTTGAGGCGCCCGAAAATCACGTCCTCGTAGGTGCTGGAGCACAGGAACAGCGAGCCGCGCTTGGCGTATTGCCGCACCGCGCCCATGACCGCGGTCAGGTCGACGTTGTCGATCTCGGCGGCGGTGTCGTGGCCCGACACCGCGTCCACGCGCGAGGCGTAGGCCGTGGCCTCGAACTTGGTGACCAGTCCGTTCATGCCGCCGTAGGTCGAGGTGCCGTTGGCGATCAGCAGGCAGTCGTCCTCCTTGGTGGCGAAGGCGAGCGCCATTTCGCCGGCGAAGTCGTCGGCGACGTCGATGATCGCGTCCTCGACGTACTGGATCGACATCAGGCCGAGCGCCGCCAGTGTCTTGGCGTTCAGGCTGACGTTGTCCCAGTTCTTGTCGGAAGCGGTGACGCCGTCGTTGTCCTCGTTGACGAAGTACGCCGTGATGCCGCCGGTGCGCCGCGGGATCACGCGCGTGTCGCTGCCCATCGGCCGCACCCGAGCCAGCCGGCGGGCGACGCCGAACTCGTCGCGCAGGTCGATGATCGCGGTCTCCAGCTCGTCCGGCACCAGCACCCCGCCGGTGGTATTCACGCCCTCGGTCATCACGCGCAATTCCGTGCTGATGCCGCGCTCGGCGCACCACTTGCGCGCCTTTTCGCTCTTGTAAATCACCGCAGCGCACCACATCCCGGACCGGTAAGCGGCTTCCTCGGCCTTCAGGGTTCGGCCGTCCTCCAGCTGCAGGTCGCGCGTGAACGCGCGCAGCCGGCCGTAACGGTAGCGCATGCGGATCGGGCCGTCGGGCAGTTCCGCCGGCTGCGCGGTGTTGAGCGGCGCTTGCGGCTTGGCGCGCATCCGGTCGAGCACCTTGTGGCGGAACACGTCGAGCGTCGCCTTCGGGTCCTTGATCAGTTCCCGGGCGATCTCGGGTCCGCCGTGATCCTTGTATTCGTCGCCGGCGGCGAGAATGCCGTTGATGCGCTCCAGTTCGCGCTGCGTGACCGCAGCGGCGTCGACAGGGACGGGCTTGTTGTCCTTGTCGTCTTTCTTGTCGGTTTCAAGGGGCATGGTTTTGTCCTCGGTTGAAATGGGTGTTGGAGAAAGTTCATCGGCGCGGCCGACGCCGACCGACGGGTCGGCCGGCACCGCCACCAGCGAGCCCTCGTACGGCTCCCAGTCGGTGACACGATAGGTGCTGACTTCGTCCTCTTTTTTCTCGAGGACCAGTTCATGGATCATGTAGCCCACGCTCGTGTTGCGGCGGATGCCGTCGAGCACGTCCTGCCAGATCTCCTCGGCGTGCGCGCTTTTGGAAAAGCGCGCCGTGACCTGGAGCTTACGTTCAGGCGTGATCTCGAAGCCCTCCACCACCCCGACCTGGTCGGAGGAGTCGTGGCCTACCAGCAACGGCGCGCCGAGTTTCAGCCGCTCGTCGCGGATGGACCCGGTGCCGTGATCCAGAATT